CCTTGCTCATCACCGGGATGCTGAACACGCCCTCGTAGTACCGGGCCGTGTTGGTGGTGCCGGCAGTCGGTGCCCCAATGCTGCTGGCCCTGGTGGCAAGCACCGTCCCATCGAACGTGTACACGCCCTCTGAGCGGTGCTCGGGCAGCACATGGATCTGGAAGTACCCAGTTTCGTGGTACCTGAGCTTCGCCTGCCTGACCTGGGTGCGAGCAGCGTTGGCAGCAACCTTCCCGCTGCCAGCTGTCTGCATGTACTTGAACCGGCTGAAGCGATACCGGAACTCATACGGCTCACCCGCGTACACATCAACCTTGGACCAGTCACCGCGGGCCACCACCGTGCTGCCACTGTCGATCTGACCCAGCAGCACGCCAGCGCTGTAGTGCACCCCATCACCCATGGCAAACGGTGACCACACCTGAGTCAACGCAGTCACCGTGTACGGCAGCGTGAACGTGGTCTTCTGGGTGATCGGGTCATACACCCCCTTCGCCATCCGCAACGCTGCTGGTGTCTCCGTGGTGGTCGTCACGCACCGATCCAGCAGCAGCGGATAGGACACCTCATCAGCACTGCGCAGGCGATCCTGAGCGCTCACCTTCTCCAGGTAGACCTTCTGCCCATACCGCATCAGGCAGTACAGGGTCTCCCGTACACACAGCACCTGCAGGATCTCATCGGCTCCTGCGAACAACCAGTGGGACCAACTGCTCTGCGCACGCTGCTCGCCATTGCCCGTGTTTCGCACGAGGGTCTTGTAGGTGTAGACCCGGTTCTGGTAGCCGTGCTGCTGGCTGATCGCGTACAGGCTGCCGCCCACGTCGTTCACCGCCATCTTGTAAACACCACCCGGCACGTACGACGACACGTGCTCGGTGATGTCATCCGCATTGCCCACCATCGCAGTGCCAGCACCACGGAAGCGGAAGTCCTGGAACCGACTCCACTGACCGTTGGCCTGCACGAACACGATGCCGCTGCCCATCATCTGCGGCCTGACGCGGACATCCACCTCGTAGTTCGTGAGCACCGTGATCCGTGCTGTCGATGCCGTCAGCGCTGAATCACCGCCGCTCAGCAGGAACTGGTACTGCGCCGAGAAGATGATCAGCTGGTCCTGGACCGGCACCGCATACCGCAGCACTGACACCCGGTTGTTGCTGGCACGCAGGTCGATCGGATCCGAATCCAGCGTGGTGGTCACCGTCTCCGGGAAGAAGCTGAAGAACTCGCCAGGACGGCTCAGCACCACCGACTCATCCGCCAGCACACCCAGCCGGTTTCGAAAAACGAAAATGTCGTTGATCGCCCGACCGATGAAGCTCGGGTCACGGGCAGTGTCGTAGTCGCCAGCCGTCCGCTCACCCCACTTCGGCAGCTTCACCGTGCCAACGGTGCTGCCATCCAGTGGCCCGAAGTGGAAGGTGCCGTCGGCCTTCCGCACCAGCACCTGCGGCATGGTGGCTGGATTCAGCTTGTACTCGGTGCCCGGTGCAACGGTCTCCAGCCAGGAGCCTTCACCGAAATCACCCGCCCCAGCACGGGGCTGGAAGCGCACGAAGTACCCGTCCCACTTGTTGCCAGGGTCCCCGGTGATCTCCACCAGGTAGCCCTTCGGGGCGATGGTGGGCAGCTCGGTGAACGCCTGCACTGAGCTGGTGATGCAGGTGATGTCCGCATTGGCGCGGGCATCTGATGCCGCAATCGTGATCGGGCTGGCACTGGTGAACCACAGCACCGAACCGAACCGGGTGATCGTCACACCAGTCACACTGGCCAGCGCGGTCTTGATCGCCTCTGCAATCTCAGCCGCGCTGATCTTCACCTCCGTCACCGTGGTGCCAGAAGCGATCACCGCAGCAGTGGCGGTCTTCACTTCAGCCGTGGTGCCGTTCACTGTCACCGTGTAGGTCTGCCCGTAGTTGGCAGCCTTGATCCACACCAGTGCCTCATGCGCTGCTGGCCGCGGCGTAACCGGTGTCAGCGCAGCATCCATCGCTGGCTTCACCGCTGTGTTCAACACAAAGGTGTAGTCAGCAATGCTGGTCGCACGGATCTGGTCTCGAGCACTGGTCACCGTGGACAGGTAGCCATACCCGCCCGGTGCGTTCACCGTCTTCTCAACCCCAGCCAGGTCGTACACCTTGATGCCGGTCTTGGTGATGACCGCCAGGTACTCCTCGTTCTCGTCCCGCAGGATCGAATGGATGAACGCATCCCCGAACGGGGCATCGCTCACCTTCGCCAGCACCCTGCTGCCATCACGCTTGCGCAGACCCTCAGCGACTGAGCTCACCCCATTGATCTGGATCTCGCCCTGGCTGGGGTCACGCTGACCATCCGGCTGCTGGCTGATGCCCTGGATGAGATTCGGGATCGCAACCGAAACCAGATCAGCCAATGATCTGCCCCCCGTTCACGCCACGCATCAGACCCCAGCCCGGTTGGTAGGTGGGGAACGGCCTCAGGCCAGGGCCACCGGTCAAGCTGTTCGGCTGCGACTGGCTGAGCTCTGTCCGCATCAGCTCGGTCAGCGCTGCCTGCTCATCCAGTGCCGTGTACCGGATGGTGGAGTCAGACCCCAGCACCCTGGTGGCAAACACCCTGGCGGACCTGATCACCGTCCAGCGGTTGAACGCCTCAGGGCTGTCATCCCACGGCAGCAGCCACACCACATCCGCATGGATCGGGGCAATGCCGTCCTCAATCTTGTAGCTGCGCTGCCACAGGTCATAAACCCGCTGGCCCCTGACGATGAACCGCCCATCCCACTGGTACTGGTTCACCGCGAAGCTGATCGTGTTCGACGGGACCACCACTTCCTTGGTGACGGCATCACGCTCGAACGGGTACGCCTCCTCCCGGTTCCAGCTCCAACCCCGCAGCTGGCCCTCACGGTGGAACTCGAGGATGGTGCGCTCAGCCACTCGCGCATCGTGGACTTGCTGGTTCTCCAGCGAATCCACCGGCATCTCACCGATGTTCTCGAGAAGGGTGTTCACCCCCTCCAGCAGGGTGGTCCTGCCGGGCGTCATCCCTTGATTGGCCAGGCCCATCCCTGAAGTGCACAGGTGCAGCCCTCATCGTATGGGGGCACAAAAAAAGGGGCCAGCCGTAGCCAGCCCCCTCCGTGCTTTCTGTCTGAGCCAGCTTAGGTCAGGCAGTGGTGACTGCCACAGCCGACTCAGCGCGAAGCACGCCCATACCGATGGCTTGGCGAGCCACCATCAGGGTTGCCTGGTACTGAATGTTCCAGTCACCAGAAGTGATCTGGAGAGAGGGGCTCAGCAGGGTCAGCACACCCACCGCATCCTTGTTGAAGATGAGGCCGTGGCACTTGCTCAGATCCTGGGCGTAGTCGGCGTTGTAGTCGCCGGCCACCAGGGTGTAAGCAGGTTGCTGGATGTGGTTGCTGCTGTAGATCGGGATGCCAGCCACGCGCATCGTGGTGCCCTGGGCGATGGTGCCGTTGGAACCATTGCCACCGTTGAAGTCGGTGTTGATGGCACGGCTGGACATCGTGATGGCGTAGTAGTCCTCAGGGGTGAAGACAGCCACGACACCATCAATGCCCACGTCCTTCTTCTCAAGCGCAATACGCGCATCGAAGATGGCCTCCACCAGGGCGTCACCCTTGGCCTGGCGGGTGGCGCCAGCACCGGTGTAGCCGGTGCCCAGGGTGATGGTCTTACCGATGCGGCCGGTGTTGTTGGCAGGGCCCTTGGGCTTGGCGGTGCCGTCCTTGGCCAGAGGCTCGGTGGTGTTACTGGCAGCCGCATAGATCATGCGAGCCACACGCTTGTCGTACTCATAAGCCAGAGCACGGCCGAGCTCAGTGGTGTAGATGGAACGCACGTCGTAGTACGCCATCAGCTCGTCGATCTGGGGGATCGCTGCATCAGCAATCATCAGAGCGTCGAGGTTCAACACCCGCTCGTTCAGGTCAGAGGGGTCATTGCCCTCGCCCAGAATCGGGGTGCCCGGCTTGTGGTAGCGAGCTGCCATCTTGCCCGTGATCGGGAAGGCAACAGACTTGCCACCTTTGATGTTCCGCTCACGGGTCTTGCCCTTGAAGATGCAAGCCTCCTCAAAAGCAGTGAGCACCTCAGCGGCACCCAGCTTCAGGAAGAGAGCACGGTCCTTGTCTAGGCCAGTAGCGCCAGGGCCCCACGTGGCGGCATCGCCTTTGATCTGACCAATCCGCTGCAGCGCGGCATCGGGAGGAGTAGCCATGAGTTTGTAAAGAGAAGTGATCGGGTCTCACTTCCGCCTTCACCAGCTCGGGTTATCCCCGCAGGGGCCCGTCAGTTGCAGGGGTGAGGAGTATTCCCTGC